TTACATAGATTTGCGTAGATCACAGGGACGCAGACCATTTATAGATGCACCGCACTTTGAATTGATTGTATAAAAAAGGCGGCATCAGGAGAATGGAGAACTCTGACGCCGCCAGTTAGGCAGGTGTGCTTCACAGGGAGAAAGGTGAGTAGACTCGTATTATCACATAACCCCTAGTGTGGCAACACTGCTTTTATTACAAGCTAGACCACCAATCATTAGGTATAGGCTCTTCTTCTTTGTGATCCTCTGGCTCTAGTTTATATGCATACAAACCATTGCCATCGTATCGCCTTGATACAGTACGAAAACCAAACTTCTTTTTTCTTAGGTCTCTGATCGCAGCACTAGCACTTGCTTCTGGCGCACCAGTTGCACTGCTTAATTCAGATAGTGTAACCCAATCGTTTCCCTCCATGTATTCTTTTACTTTGTGTAACTGTGGCATGAGCCTGTTGAAATCACGCTCATGCACATAGTCATCTCCATCAAAGTGAGGTTCGTTATCCATTAGAAAGGAATCTTATCTTCTATATCTAATGGCGGTACTGTTGACGGACTATCAAAATCAATCTGTGGAACCTTTACGTTATCAAGACCTGCTGGTTGCTGCTGCTGTGTTTCTGTTACTTGCATAGACATATAGCTGCTTGTTTCTTTAACCTTCTTCCATCCAGCAATCTTAAACTTACTGTTATCTATTGGGCCTGAGTAATCGGGAGCTTTTTCATTGCCCTTCTTATCATTTTCAAACATAACGCCCAGCTTTTGATAGACCTCTACGATCTTCATGCCTGCTTTGGTTTGGTCAGCAACTAAGATAACCTTCTTGTCGTTGCCATCTACATTTAACTTGCCTTGTAGAATCATGCGCTGTGTATCAAATGGTTTGAATGCTGCGCCTGTGTTAGTGTTGTCATATTCTGCCATGCTTTTGGCTCCTTTAGTTACCAGCTACTACCTGCTGATTTGGTTCCGCTATCTGCGGCATACTTATTGCCATCCATCTTCCCAAGGAAGACATCGGCGTTGAACCCTAAATGAGATAGGGCTTTGGTTAGGCCATCAGTGATAGCCATCTTTGGTGCATCCTCTGCAAGCCTGCCTTTGGTTGCATCAAAGAACTTACGGCATCCACTGAAGGGGCCGAAAGCGTTTATTAATTCACCGTGCCATATCTGTACGTCTGCAATTACAGCAGTGTCTCCGTTAGATAGGTTGATAAATCGTGTGTTGTTAATCCAGCCCCAGCCTTCACCGACAGGGCCGAATTGTTCTGTAGCGCACCGCACCTGATACATAGGATCAATGGCTGTAAAGCTACGTGATCCAAAGCTAACTTGTTTAAGGAACTTAGGGTCTGATGTTTCTACCTTGTTCCATATGTTTAGGTTATCCATATGTTTTTCCATTACGAAGTGTGTTGATACCAATGTTGTAGACACACTCTTTATAAAATACTTTTACCTCGTCCATATTTTTTATGTCACGAAGGCGCTCGGCTATATAGCGTAGATTAACAGCATCCTCATGCCCTTGATTAATCATTGCTTTTGCTTCAAGTCCTGCTCTAGCAGCAACAGCTTCCTGTCGTGCCATTTCAAATGCTTCAAGTTTTGCTTCAAGCCCTGCTTTAACAGCAGCAGCTTCTTGTAGTTTAACCATTTTAGTTGGACGACCTCGCCCTTTTTTATCAACCATTTGTGTTCTCCTTTCTAGTTGCAATTCTTAATGATCCGCGCTTGTCTCTGCGTATAGTTAATAGATCGCAGTATACTTCACGCTCATTATCGCCCACCATTTCTTTAAGACTTTTCTTAGCTGTATCAAATGATTTGGCGTGTAGCTCATTGCATATGTAATCATAAGCAACAGACTTGAATTGATTGTCATGATTGGCATCACGCTTAACCATATCATCAACAGGTATCTTGTCTGTCTTGATGGCATGTGGCTGATCATAACCTAATGGCTCTGTGTTTGTATCAACATAAGACCAGAACTGTTTGACCGCAGTCATCATGAGATTAAAGTATGACTCGCTCCATGCAACGTGTGAGCATTCCCATTTGTTGTTGCCAAAGAAAGCAGAAAGATAACAGCCATCCTTCTTAGCTAGTGCCATGTAGCACTGCAACTGGGGCATGTAATAATCAATCAGCTTATCCATAGTATTGTATGAATTGGTATGCTTGCACTCAACAATAGAGTTGCGACACATGCCATCAATCGTACCTTTCATAGGTACTTTATTTATAGTGCGCTCGTATTCGTATTGATTGCTGTGTACCAGATAATCATTGCCATCACGCGCTGGCATGTTTTCCTCAAACCACTGGGTGTTGAATGACTCAGTGTAACTACCCATCCGTACTGCTAGGTTGCCCGACAAGTCTTCGCCCTGTGTTCTGCCTGTCTTGATCTCCCATAAAGGATACCAATCACCTTGCATAATTTTAACGCAGTCGGAACCGCCTATAAATCCTGTTCGTCTCATGTGATTCTCCATTCTCCATGAATTATTTATGCTGCATGCGTGCAGTAGTGTCAACAACTATTCTTAATAACTCATTAAGAACAATGATCTGCTCGCTGCGCCATTGGGATATACTCGCATCTTGCTTTCTTCCACCGTCCCGATCTAGCTGCATTTCTGTCAGTTCCTGCAGCCGAATCAGTCTCCTCTCCAAAGCGCCAATCTTGTTTAAAGTGTGTGTGTTTAACGGTAAGTTCTTGAATTTCTTTATCGGCGTAGTCATCACCATACTCCTCTCGTAATCTTGTCTCGTAAACAAATCTGTATTCATCAAGCTGTTCTTCTGTAACTGTAGTTGTATTGATTAAGCCTTGAGACAATCGGCCATACAAATAATCTACTGATACATCTTGATTGGAATGTACTCTCTTAGCTACAGCCTCAAGTGGATTGAAATCCCATACTGCTGGAGAGTCTTTTGAAATGGCACGATTAGTTTCATCACCAGCAATCTTGGCTGCATTAACAAAGACTTTAACCGAAGGCCAGTTACGCGCACCATGAATGGCGCGTACCTGTCTGTCGGTTCTTTCAAGAAACAACTGAAGCAAGCCATCGTTGACATGAGTAGGTGTAACTGTGTTGATGTCCTTAACAATAAACTTCATCTCTTCTAGCAACACTTCATTAGTCATACCTGTGGGTGGTGTGTATCTTTTAAGTACAGACTGTAACCATTTACCTATGATCTGTGTGCGTGTGCTGTAGTCAAGCTGACTCATTGCGCTTATCCTCTAAGCTAAAGATGTTTACATCCCAGCCTTGATTAAGAATATCATCAAGCCGTGATTCATTATTGCTATCGTAATGTGATAGATCATCTTCCCAACGCTCACCATTAAGCCACGTTGATGGGTAAGGTATGAACTTTATGTCTGATTGTGCGCTTACTTGCTGAAATTTTTGAGCAGCTTCTATAATTACTGAAGCATCTTCTAATTTACATGCAGTACGAAAGGCTTCTCTTGCTTGGCCCTTGCCCATTCGTCTTGGGTATACTTTCCAAAATGATTTGAAATCTTCTGAGTCAACTGCTCTTGGTTTTCTTGCCATGCTTGTTCTCCTTTGCTATGCTGTGATGGGGGCAGCTAATATCAACCTGATTGGCTAGGTTACGCACTACCTATCGGGCTACCGAATGCGCTAACATTCTTGCTGTCCCCACGATCATTCAGTCCTCCAGATTCTAAAGCCAGTGTCAACTTTTCTAGTTACCATTTTTAATTCTGGATTGTTTTTCTTTAACCACGTTCTAAATGTTACTCTTTCAGAAGAAGTTTTAACTATAAAGCTATCACCGATTTGCATTGTGGCAACATTAGAATACTTAGACATAGGCATTGGTATGTTGTGTTCAATCACGATCATTTGATTTTCCTTGTATAATTTTTGCAAACTCTTCACCTGACATAATGACTAGAGTTTGTGGCTGTGGTGTTCTTGCTCGTCTTTTATAAAAGGCTATGTCTCTGCCTTCCAACACAGTGAAGGGGCTGGGGAAGTTAGACTTATCTCTGTACTTAACTTCGCCTACCATCCATCGTTGTCCGTCCAGTGTAAGGTGGATGTCTCCGCTCCACTCTCCTCCAAGGGCTCCACTAAGGGGGACGCGCTTGGCTTCAACGCCGATTGACTTGAGCCAATCCACGAACCATTTCTCATGGTAAGTTCCTTTGATTTTATTTTTGTTTGCCACCTGTCCTCCTCATAGCAAGGCATGCACAGAAACCAATGCGTTTTGGGATACTTCCCCGACAGTATAGCTACATAATAACTACACTCTTTATCGCAGTGATCGCAGTAAGCTGACTTACCTTTGTTTGATTTGTAATTCACAATCTAAAGCATCAACCCAACATGATAACATGAACCCACTAGGTATTCGCTTCTGTCTTTCCCACTTACCAACTAATCCATCAGCGCATCCTACTTTATAATCCATTGCGCTTTGTGATAGTTGTAACTCATGACGCCTAGCTATTAATTGATCTAAAAGATTGTCATATGGCTTCATTTTCTTGGCGTTAGTTTCTTCTTATCTGATCGCTTATAAGTTCTCCCGTTTATTAGTAACTCAATCATGTTCCATACTTTGTTAGCAGTTACATGCTTTAGTTCAGAGCCAGCTAATGTTCTGTAGTATGTAGACGTAGGCACACCAGCTTTGATGAATGCTTTAAGAAGAGGAATCTCTGCTTCTTGTGACTTAGCTTTGAGTGTTTCATAATAACTTTGCATGCCTCCTATTACTGCGCTTATGCAGCGTCAGTCAATAGGTAGTTCTTTATTGCTTTGTCTCCTTTGTCATTGAGTTGATAGATATTAGCCTTGCCTAAACTGTAGCCTTGAACGATCCCAGTATGGATAATGTAATGCCCTTCCATTAGCTTTAATCTATTAGCTACAGAACTTACGGACATGTCAGCTATCTTAGCTATAGCATTGCTTGTTATAGTTATACGTCTTTTTTGTAGAATCTTAGCTGCAATAAGCACCTTCATTCTTCCCTTGTTCATTACTTCTGCCATCTTTGCTAGGCCATCCTTTCTTTCTGTAGCTTATGTTATGATTGATTGCATAAGTTCTTAATGTCTCATGCTTAGTGCCAAGAATAACAGCAGCCTCATATAAGGTGTAATGATTAAGTACAGAACAAAGTAACTCAACACGCTCACGTCTATGACGCGCTGCTATCTCAGGCCAGAACTCAAGGTTCAACCGTCACCTCCACATTCTTGGCATGGTTCATACCTTACATCTATATAGCCACCATTCTGATAGTCACGAACTGGTACTTCTAACTCAGTGTGACCAGCACCATAGCAAGTACCGCAATGGCTTGGTTGTTTAGCATACGAATCTTCTAATGCTTTCTTGTAAGCATCAGGGAAATCAAAAATTAATTTCATCATCTATCTCCTGCAACTGTGCTTGATCTTCCCACGCTTTGACTGCGCGTTTGATAAACTTGTCACGATTAAACCCCCC